AAGCCTTTAAAGTTATCGATAACAATTTCACACTAGCTGTTGAAATGTTAGCCGACTGGGGCGCAACTGGATCACTTTGTGAGATCCTATGGGGCGTTGCAGAGTCAGCACCAGACACAGCAATCAGCACAGTTTTCACAGCTACATCAGGCGCAGTATTTACTTTCCAAGTATTGCCAATGTGGCCTTCAGCTGGTGGAACTGCACCAGATGCACAAACTGTATCTTTGACATTCCAAGTTATTGGAGTGCCAGCAGAAAACTTCGCTTAACAATTAGAAACGGGAGCACTAATGAAATTATCAATTACAATTGAATATAACTCAGGCGAGCAAGCAACTTACATAGCCCAACCGCCTGAGTGGCAAAAATGGGAAAAGCAGACAGGTAACATTATTGGCCAAGCACAGGACAAAATGGGTATTAGTGATCTTATGTTTCTTGCTTATCATGCACATAAGCGTGAAGCAGCTGGAAAGCCGATCAAACCCTATGATGTTTGGTGTGAAACTGTTACGGATGTAATAGTCGGTGATGCAAACCCAAAAGCCACAGAGAAGGAAGCCTAAGCAGATTATTGGTTCAGCTAGCAATAGCAACGCAAATACCAATGAGCGAATGGGTTGATGCAGACGACATAGTTACAGCAATCGAGATATTGGAGCAGAGGAATGGCGAATGAAACAATCGCATATAACAAAGCCGACCTGCGCGATATTTACAAAGCATTCAAACTTATGGATGATACTGCAACCGATGAAGCAAAGCGTCAATCTGCTGCTCTGGCGTATTATGCATCTGAAGAAATTAAAGCGGCAGCTGCAACTAGAACAAAATCTGGCATCGCAGCGCAAAGAATTGCGGATGGCGTTAGAGTCAGCAAGTCCAGCAAAATCGGTGAGTTCCGTTATGGTTTCGCATCACAAAGGTTTTCAGGTGGGGCTACGACTCAAACCTTATGGGGTGGTATGGAGTTTGGATCAAATAATTTCAAACAGTTCCCTTCATATTCTGGAAGGCAGGGCAGAGGTAGTAGAGGATGGTTTATCTATCCAACCCTTCGCAGAATTCAGCCTGAATTGATTAACAAATGGGAAGCAGCATTTAGTAGAATTATTAAGGAGTGGGTCTAATGGCAAAAGATAATAGAACCTTAAAACTCTCAATCCTTGCCGATGTCGATGATCTAAAAAAGAAACTAGGCGAAGCAGATAAAGCCGTTGAAACTAATGCAGATAAGATAAGTGATTTTGGTAAGAAAGCTGCGTTAGCATTTGCCGCTGCTGGCGCTGCTGCAACAGCCTTTGCCATATCTGCTGTAAAAAATGCCGCTGCCGATCAAGCTGCTCAAAGAAAACTTGAGGAAACGATCAGGGCATCTACAAATGCAACTGTTCAACAGACCGCTGCCGTTGCTTCCTATATTGACAAAACTTCAATTGCTATTGGTGTAACAGATGACCAATTAAGACCAGCATTATCAAGATTAGTTAGATCAACAAACGATGTCCAAAAAGCACAAGATTTACTTAACTTAGCTTTAGACATATCTGCTGCAACAGGTAAACCATTACAAACTGTTACAGATGGTTTAGGTAAAGCTTATGATGGCAATTTTGCTTCACTAGGTCGTCTAGGTTTAGGCTTAGATCAAAACATAATTAAATCAAAAGATTTTGATAAAGTTTATAAAGAACTTACTGGAACTTTTGGTAATTTTGCTGAGAACGAAGCACTATCAACTGAAAAGCAATTTGTAAGAATTCAAATCGCAATAGATGAAGCAAAAGAATCTATTGGTGCTGCATTATTACCAGTCGTGGATCAATTAGCTAAATTTGCATTAAATGTATTAGTGCCAGCCTTACAAGCTGTGGTTGCTGGCTTAGTTGGTCAAAACTCAGTTGAGGCAGGTATTACAGAGGCAACAGAAGGTGCATTCAAATTCGGTGAGCAATTAAGATCAACTATTCAATTTGTAATTAAAATTAAAGACGAACTAATAATACTTGGTGGCATAATTGCAACAGTATTTGTGGCTAATAAAATAGTTGCATTTGTTACTGCTATTGGCACATTAGTTGCAGCTATGAAAACATTAAGAACTGCTGCTGCTGGCGCAGCTGTGGCAACTGCATTTGCAACTGGGGGAACTTCCGTTGGTGCGGCTGCTTTAGCATTAACAGCTGTGGCTGCAACTTATGGCTTAAGCCAATTTGCTGCTGGAGCTGATGAAACTGGTGCGGGTGGTTCGACATTTACTTATGGCACAGGAAACCCACAATTTGGTTTGCCAACTGGTCTTGGTGGCGGTGGGGGTGGCGGTGGTTTTGGTGCGGGTGGCGGAGCAGGTGGTGGCGGAGCAGGTGGCGGAGCAGGTGGTGGCGGTGTTAGCACTCAAGCAGCTACTAGCTTAAAAGATTTAGCAGATAAATTGTTAAGAGTTCAAGATCAATTTACCGAGCTGACATTCCAAGTTGCATCTGGTGGAGTATCTAAGTCAGCTGCTCAAAAGCAATTTGATGCACTTGAAGCCCAATTTAGAGTGCTAGAAAAACAAGGTCAAACCCTTGCAGCTAATCCAAGTATTGTAATTAATGTATCAGGTGCAATAGATCCTGAGGGAACTGCTAGAGCTGTGGCAAATCAACTTAACAGCCAAGCAGCTAGGTCGGTAACTGCTCTAAGGGATAGATAATGTCAGTATTTACACCAGACTGGAAACTAACTGTCGGTGGGGTTGATTATACTGATATAACCATTTCAGATGTCCAACACCAAGCAGGGCGATCTGACATTTATCAGCAGCCACTTCCTTCATATATGCAAGTTACTTTGGTGGCGTTAAATAACCAAACACTTCCATTTGACATTAACGATTCTTTTGACTTGCAAGTTAAAGACTCAGCCGGAACTTATGTTTCATTATTTGGTGGAGATTTAACAGATGTTACAGTTGGTATTTTACAAACAGGGGCAGCAGCCACAATTGTCCAATACACACTTTTGGCTATGGGTTCACTTGCTCGAATTGCTAAAGAAATCTTTAATGACAACATTTCTCAAGATGAGGATGGCGACCAGATTTATGACATTCTTTCAAGTGTATTGCTTGGAACTTGGAATGATGTGCCAGCAGCTTCAACATGGGCAACTTATGATGCAACCGAAACTTGGGAAGATGCAGTTAATTTAGGACTTGGCGAAATAGATCAGCCGGGTCTTTATACCATGAGTTCCCAATCAAATGTTACTGACACTATTTACAATGTTGTTTCAGATATTGCAACTTCAGCATTTGGTTATATTTATGAGGACAATGCCGGTAACATAAATTATGCAGATGCAGACCATAGGCAGAATTATCTGTTAGTCAATGGTTATGTTGAATTAGATGCTCGCCATGCGCTAGGCGCTGGCTTATCTACGATCATGCGTTCAGCAGATGTTCGTAATGATATTTATATTAATTATGGCAACAATTACAATTCACAGGTTGATGCCACAGATGCAACTTCAATTGCCCTATATGGCTACAAAGCTGAAACGATCAACTCTAGGGTTCATGGGGCGACCGATGCTCAAGATATTGCCGATCGATACATAGCACAAAGAGCCTATCCAATCCCAGCATTTCAATCGATCACATTCCCAATCACTAACCCTGAAATCGATAACTCAGATAGGGATGATCTACTAGCTGTATTTATGGGAATGCCAGTTCATATTCAAAACCTACCCAACCAAATATCAGGTGGAGATTTTGAAGGTTATGTTGAGGGCTGGTCATGGAGCACTCGCTTCAATGAACTGTTCTTGACAATCAATGTTTCTCCAGTCGCATTTAGCCAAGTGGCGATGCGTTGGAATACAACCCCAGCCACCGAGGCATGGAACACTTTAAGCCCAACTTTAACTTGGGAATACGCTACAATAATCTCATAGGAATAGGATAAAATGGCAACTACTACCAATTACAGCTGGAGCACTCCAGACGATACCGCGCTGGTCAAAGATGGCGCAGCAGCAATTCGCACACTTGGTTCATCTGCTGACACAACAGTTAAAGCATTAAATCCTGGAACTACTGCTGGAGATATTGATTATTACACAACATCAACTGCAAAGGCTCGAGTCGGAATTGGAACTGCCGGACAAGTATTAACTGTTAATTCCGGTGCAACTGCTCCTGAATGGGCAACCATTTCTGCTGGTGGTATGACTTCTTTAGCGTCTGGTTCATTATCTAGCACAGCAACAACTATTTCATCAATTTCTGCAAGTTACAAAAATTTAGTGATAGTTGTAAGAGATTTTTATAGTTCAACAACCAGCGGTTTATCATTAAGATTAAATGGCAATAGCACATCAAATGTTTATGGCTCTTGGTATATTGGAATGGATTCGACTACACCAGTAGTTAATGCAACATCGCAGACATTAATCAAAACTCCTTTAACAAGAACAACTGACGAAAATACTTTTGCATATTTTGAAATTTTTGATTATACAAATACTATGAATAAAAGAGGCACATTGCACACTCAAACTGAATTAGTTGCTGATAGCAGAAATGCGCAAGGTGGCTTTTTTGCTCGTATAACAAGTGCTATCAATTCAATTACAATTACGACTGAAGGCGGAACTGCTACTTTATCAGGCGGAACTTATATAATATATGGAGTTAATTAATATGGCTAAAACAACAAGACCAATGGTTCGAATTCATAACGCAGAAACAAATGAAATTGTTGATAGAGAAATGAATGATAATGAATTCGCCCAATATGAAATCGATAAGGCAAATTTTGAGGCAGCAAAAGCCGAAGCCGAAGCAAAAGAAGCAGCACGCCAAGAAATTCTTGATCGCTTAGGTTTAACTGCTGATGAAGCAAAATTGTTACTTGGCTAATGAAGCCTTGGTTATCTAAAGCTGCTGAAACACTACGCGACCAAATAAATGGAGCGTTTGTGGGTCGGAGCAGGAAAGCTGATGGATGGATCGGGGATAGT